GTAATTAAATATGAAGTATGAAGTCTTAAAAGTCGCAGTTGATTCTTTAAAGGAGTTTCCAGATAATCCTAGAACAAGCGATATTGAAGCTATAAAAATAAGTATTGAAAAACACGGACAGTACAGACCTTTAACTGTAAATAAAAATACAAATGAAATACTTACTGGTAATCACACATGGTTAGCTATGAAAGAACTAGGTATGAAAGAATGTACAGCTATGTTTGTAGATGTAGATGAAGTGACAGCGAAAAAAATTGTTTTAGTTGACAACAGAGCTAATGAACTTGCAACTTATGATAAAGAAATCATGGTCGATTTGCTTACAGAGTTTATGGAATTAGGGAAACTTTTAGGTACTGGTTATTCTGCTGACGAAGTTGATGATATTGTATCTGCTGTTGATGAAGTTGCTATTACCGAGTTTGAAGAATTTACTGGTGGGTTTGCTTTGACTGATGAAGAAATAGCAGAAGTGCAGGAACGTATTTCACAACCAAGCGATTACAAACCTAAAGATAAGTTGAATGAAGTGATATTAGCTTTACAGAAAGATGACCACTCTGTTTACTTAGTTAACATGGCAACAATACAAAAGTACACAGAAAAAACTGGTACTGATGCTTTGTATGAAGCTGTACTTAACACAGCTAAAGATATTGAAAATGGTATTGGAGATAGACCGTCTATCTTTGACAAATTATTTGGTAAGTGAAATTAATAATACCTACACACAATCGTAGTAAAACTATTACTACACCCTATCTTGAAGTTTTTAAAAATTATGATGTTACTTTATTAGTACATGATGAGGAACAATATATAGCATATAAAAAGTTACACAATTTTAATGTTGTTAATACACAAACTAATCAAGGTAAGAATGGACAGACTAAATATGCAATAGAAAATATTGTTGAACATGATGAGTGGGTTGTTTTTGCAGATGACAATATAGATTATATTTATGGCTTGAACAATAAACTTTCTAAATATCTTACATATCCAAATAAAAATAAAGATGACTGGGGAAAAATTGATTCTAAACAATTTGAAATAAGGACTAAAGATTTAATTACACAAGCAGAAAAAATTAATGCACATCTTATTGGATTTCTTACTACTGATAATTATTTTTTTGCTAATAAAAAATATAAACAGTATGGATTTTGTCATGGCAAACTTACGCTATGGCATAAGGATAAAGATTTTAAGTTTGACAATATGTTTGCATTAACACTTGATGATTTTCACAATACTGCAAGACATCTAGTTCATTATGGTGTTGTGTTGATAAATGATTATATGCATCCTAAAGCTAAATATTTTCAAGCTGGAGGTATTGGGAGTAAAAATGCAAGAAAAGAAATGAGGAAACATGAAATTAATATCTTAAAAGTGCTTTACCCTAATCTTATTGCTGATAAGCCCAGACCTGATAACTACCCTGATTTAAGAATTGTTAATTTTTCTCCTAAAAATTTTATGTTATGGAGAAAGAAATATAAGTATTATACTGATAATTATCAGTATTCATTAAATAAAAATAGGTGGATTAAAAAATGGTCGAAAAATTAATAGAACTAATAAAACAAATCGATATAAGTAAATACACACAGGAAGAATTTATTGAAGTTGTTGATGCAATCTTTGGAGAAATGCGTGGACAGTACATAGATGAAGCTATAAATAAAGTACTAGATGAAAGTGGATGGAGAGATACTGGAGGGCAAGGGTAATTTTAAATGATAGATATTAGATTAAGAAGCAAAATAAGTCCAGAGGAATTGAAACAGAAGATTGGTAAAATTCTTACTGATGATGATTACAATTTGCTAATACATAAAGACACCACTATACGTGGTACTGATGGGCGTGTTGTCGCTATATTTCAAAAAGCAGTTATACCTGATGAGATAATGGATGAATCCTATGAAACCTTGCATGGTTTGAAAAAATATCAAACCAATAATAGAGGTCTTGCATCTGGAACTCCACGTATAAGTAAAGGCGAGGGTAAACGTTCTGCTACTGCTAAGAGTATTGCTAGTGCAATTATTGGTAGCTTTGATGCAGTCGGTGCGAAACAATATTGTAGATTGACTGCTTATAGTGGTAAAGAAACTGAAAAATATAAAAAGCTATTTCCTTTATTTCAATTCATTGGAGATGAGATGAAAGATAAAGCTCCAGACAGATACAACGCTCAAATGGAATTTGTAAACAGAACACATGATGATTGGGTTATTCCTAATACACCGTTTACAACTGTTACTGTAAACAACTCATATCCTACTGGTGTACACACAGATAAAGGCGATTTAGATGATGGTATATCTACCCTAGCTTGTATTAAAAAAGGCGATATGCAAGGTGGCTACCTTGTGTTGCCTGAATATAGAGTTGCATTCAAAATGGGGCATGGAGATTTGTTAATCTTTGACGCTCATCAGTGGCATGGTAATACTGAACTCATTAGCAATAGTGAAGATGCTGAACGTATTTCCGTTGTTTGTTATTACAGAACACGTATGGAAGATTGTGATGATATGGAATCTGAATATCTTAAAAGACTTAAAGTGCAGGAAAAGAAATTAGTTGATGGCTGAAGTTGAATGGCAACCAGATGAATCTTTTTCTGAATATAAAGCACGTAAACACGCAGGTATGCAAGGTATGGGGCAACCTAATTCACAAAAAAAGATGGCTGGGAAATGTCCTAACACGGATAAGCTTAAAACAAAGTGTGATTGTAGAACTTGTATCAATCGTAGGAATAGGTCTAAAGGTAGAAGAAAACAAAATCTAGCTCGTAAAAAATTAAATATACCTAACAATAGATTTCATGGTGCAGATGCTCACGAAGAAAATTGGGCAACTGGTTTAAGAGTTGAGGTTAAAGCTGGTAAACAAGTTAATCCACTATCTACCGTTTTTTATAAATCTAAACAACAATCTGATATATCACATAGGGCATTTGGTGGTATGGGTAAACCGTTTATTCAAGTAAGTATGCCTGATGGCACAACTAAAGGTATTGTAAGTTTTGAGTTAGATGATATTGAAAATGTATGTGTAGAAGTTTTAAAAAATTTTGGTTATGAGTTTGGGGATTAGTGATGTTCACTAAGGCATTGCTTATGATGATAATACATCGAAAGGCACCTGTCTAGAGTTCTCCTCTAGCTCTATTTCACATATACCCCAATCTTTGTCAGCTACTTGGTATGTAAGCATTCTTAGCAGGATATTCAACTTTACATCTAGCACAATATTGGAAGCCATCTTCAAAGTCACGGACTTGTAAATGGTTTAATCCCTCGCACATAGGTAGTTGCTCAGTTTGTTTTTCCTGTAATAATTCTCCTAACATTGACCAATGCTTTACTATTGCATAAGGTGTAACAGACATTGTAGTCCATTCCTTACGATAGACAAGCACTCGGTCGATAATGTCGTCATACGTAGCCCCAGCTTCTTGTAACTGCTTCGCACACTTGTTAAATCCACCAATCTCAACTTTTGTTGCAGGCATATATATTGCTTCTGTTAGGGCTTTATATTGCTCTGCAAACTTGCTTTGTTTAATTGGCTTTGATTTGTAGCTCTTATGCGAACTGCCCACTAGGTCATCTTTGACTTGGGGTGGTTCATATATGAACGCTGGTGTATGCATAACTGTATATAAGTTACTGGTTTGCTCTCCTGTTGCTTTGTTGTAACGTGCCTCTACTAAAATTGCTTTAATATCTTTTAATTCGTTTAAAGCACGTTTAACTGTTGAATCGGATGTGTGCATACGTTTAGCAATAGTCTTTATTGCTGGAAAGCACGTAGCGTCATCCTTGTTGGCATATCTGTTAAGAACAGAATATAGTCTGACTGCTTGTGCCGAAATAGGTGCGTCAATTACCCATTCAGGCACAATAGCAAAATATATATCGCTCTTGATGTTGTTACCGTCCACTTAGAACGGTGCTACATCTTTAGCAGTATCTGTCTTAGCAACTGGTGGAACATTCTCGTCAACTTTTTGTTTTAGTTGTTCAATCATTCCACTAGCAATACCTTTAGTAACTTTACCGTTAAGCAGTTGATTAAATGCATCTTGCTCACTTGCAGGAATTTCTTTAATCAAGCTCTTAATGAATGAAAGTTGCTTGTCACTAGCATCTTCATTTGGGTTACCAATTTTTGGTTTTCCAGAGTTAGCATTGTTGTAGTTTTTCTTAGGTTGAAAAACTGGCTTTGCAGGTGTTTCCACTTGTGTGACCATGCCGTTTCCGTACTTGCCTAATATTGCTTCTGTAAACGTTGCAGTCATGTCGTTAATCTCCTCAACTGTTATCTTGTTAGCTACTGCTAAGTCGATAGCACCCTTGAAGCAACATTGTGCAACTATTAGATTATCTTTGCTCATTATTTCTCCTATACCAATCGAAGTGTGTTCTCTCCTTGAGAATCATCAGGAGATGAAACCAAGTAGTAAACATACTTACCTTTTTCTTTATGTTGTAGTGTTGCAATATCCCATCCCTCATCTCTAAGGTCATGGATAACTCCACCAAATCTTGTGCAACGCAAGTCGAATACAAACTCTGCATTTGATATTGGTGCTTCGTGCCTGTAACGTTTAAGCACATACCTAATTAAATCAGATTTAGTTCTAACGTAACTTGGTATTATTTCATTTCTAAAATGATTTACTATGCTTCTTGGCTTTGTAGGATTCATAGTTCTATCATTTCTGGAATGTTTTTACAACGGCTTTTAACATAGTCGTTGTGATGTACCCAAAAAATTATTTCACAAGTAAACCACACAGGGTTATTGCTAATAATATAATCTGGATTTGGCAATCTGCCTTGATGTCGCCATGATGCAACAGTTGCTCGGTCAATACCAAGCAACTCTGCAATCTCTTTGACACCAACTAATTCCTCTTTGTGTTTGTTATAGACAGTCGTTGTCTTGTCAAACACAATAGTTGATACTGTCATAGCTCTCCTATACTTCGAGTAAATTTTTTACTCTGTTACTTATAGTTTGGTTGTCATGAATGAAGTTACTTGCTTGACGCTCTAAAGCGTTGCCTCTAACTTTTTTATCCCACAACTCATAACTATTGAACGCATTGAAAACACCCCAAGCAGTTCCTACGTGAGTTTCCTGCACATAGTTGCTCTTGATGTTTGCAATTTTATTTTTGTAGTTAGCTTCAACTCTAGGTTTTTCCATTTCCTCATCGCTTGGTCTAGGAAATAATTTTTCTAGAATGTCGTAGAACTTCTCATCAGCTACTTCTTGGTCAATCATTCTCTCCACTTGCTCTTGGAAAGAACTGTAATAATCAACCACAAGCCCTAATGATTGTCTTGCATAATCTACTTGGTTAGATATACCTGATGTATGCCTAACTGATATTTGTTGATTAGCACCTTTTAACGCCATACGCAAAGTGTTATTACACACAACTCGTATTGGTGTCATGGTTACTTTTAACGCTGATGAGCCATCGTGTGAGTTGGATAACAACATATAAGGTTTAATGTCATCTCCATCTACTTGTGATATGCCCTCAACGTTTTCTAGATTCATAAGAATCCAAATATTCTTGCCGTTAAATAAACTACCAGCAGTTTCGTATTTGGCTTCTCCACTATCCACAATATTATCCATGAACGTAAACGCATCACGGTTTTGTAGTGGTGTGTATTTGCTACCGACTGTACCTAAGCAAGAGTTATCACTATCTCTTACAACGGCATATTTATCTGGAACTTGCATAAGTTCTTTGTTACCTATTGCTTCATTCCTTATGTTTGATTGGTACCATAGGTCTTTCAACTCTACTTTCCAATCTAATCCAGCCGTAACTAACGCATCGTTTGCAGTTAGTACGCCATCGGTTACTGTACCTAGTTTGTGCCATGGAGTTTCCAAAGCACTAAACATAGTTTCTACTTCTGCACTCATTTGAGTACCTCTCTTTCTTTAGTGTTAAGCGTGTGCCTAACGAGATGCCTACTATCTAAGTTGGGTGTACGTAAACAGGGGAAGATAATAGACATCTCGCTAGACACTTGTTCTAGCGATTGCCGTGTTGGGTTACTTCCAAACAGTTGGTACGTCTTTTTCGTACTGTTCCGTCCAGAGTTCTAGTTCAGTTTTTTTTGGCTTGGTCTTACGTTCTAACCAACCACTCAAATCCCAAATGAATTTGGTAGCCATGATAGAAATAAACAGACAGCCGATTAGTGCATATTCCATTAGAACATCCCACCAGCTGAATCTCTGAGAAGTTGTTCTTGCTTCTCTTTATTTTCAGCATCAACTATTGCTAGTTGATAATCATAAACAACGTTTAAGGTTTTAATAATCTCATGGTGTACTGCACTATATACTGAATGCAATATTCTGTTTGAGTTAACTCCTAGTTCGTCATTCTCTCTTATTTTTTCTGCAATTGGAGCAAGAACCTCGTCCATGATACTTCTGTTAATATCTTTGACAAGGTCACTTGCTTCAGGTATTTCGTCATATACTTTTGCCATATTTTTCTCCTAACGTTTTATAGCATTTGTCACAAGCAAAAAAATCTTTGCTCGTAATAGGGAACACATGATACTCTCCACACATAAAGCAACTAAATTTTCTTAGCTCTTTAGGAGTGTTGTAGTTTTTTAACATCAAGTTTTTTAAGTAAAACAAAATATTAAAAATGTAATTAATTACTTTCATTACGTTCCTCTTTCAATTTATTCTTTATCTTGTTAATTAAAGCGTTTTCAAAAGATTCTGCCTGTAACTTATTAACAGCTACGGGATGATTCTTTTGTGTAGAGCCACGCTTTTTAGATTTAGCTCGTCTGCGTTGTTGCCTGTTCATACTACAAACCTCACATCAGCACGTTTTCTTGGGTAAGGTTTTAACTTACCATTGATACCTACTGTAAGGTTGTTGCCACTTGGTACAACGTTGTTTGCAATCGTGTATATAGATTCTGTGAGCTGAACAGGTCTGTCTGAACTAACAACGTGTGTTAATACAACAGAATTGTTTTCCTCACGACCTAAATAATGTTTGCCTAGAATTAAGTTATCTGATTCACAGATAGCTATATATTCTTTCATGATTCTCCAATCGTTTGTAGTGATACCTAAGTATCTATCTACCCACAATTTCTTATGGGTAGTTAGATAATCAGCTGTTACCTAAAGCAGATTCAAGTATTTCTTGGCTTAAATATTCTGCATCGACAAGTTTACGATAACGTGCAACAGCGTTGCCGTTGACAGTTACTGAAACCATGATTGAATAGTCGTACAACTCTAAACTATCTTCATTACTGAAAACAAAAATAGATTTGTTGATTGTGTTGTCAGACTTACTTTGGTCATAGAAATATATTCCTATACTTCTATCTGCAACTCTTTTGATTGAGCCATCCTCATCTGATTTGTTGTAATCGATTTGGATTCTCCAATTTTTTGTATCAACATTATATGATAAATCGTTAACGTACTTGAACTTGCTTGTATCAAGTTCTGTAATCTGTACGCTTCTGTAATTAGCAACTAATGTCTTTTTAAGTTGGTTTAGTGTTTGGTCGAATGTTTTTTTATTCATTTGTTATTCCTTTTTTTAAGTGGTACTTATGTACCAATCTGCTCTCACTATATGTAAGAGCAGTTTGCTACTAAGCAACGTTGCTTTGTATTGTTGATTCGTATGCTTTTTGTCTTTTGCATATATCCTCATAATCAAACACGTTGAAGAATTTTACATCAAGTATTTTTTTGCCGTCTGCTTCCTCAACTTCTTTACAGAACTTTAAGGTTGCAACTTTCTTGATACCTTTCATAGCTTTAGGGTTGATACCTAATTTCATGGCTTGGTTGAAAGTGCAAAATCTATGACCGTCTGCAAATCCTAGACCTGCAAGTAATTCATAGTTTGTACCTGTGTATGTATTTCCTGTTAATGCGTTAATCATTTTTCCTACTTTCGTTTTTAG